TGGTCTAACTCACCCATTGCTCTATGCTCTTTAACTAAAGGCATATATTTATCTATTTCTCTATTCCATAAATCTTTAGAGTAGTATCGACCATTGCCATTTTTTACTTCAGCTGTAGCTAATATACCCTCAACTAAAGGAAGACCTCTATCTGATTTACTTTCAGATAGCCTTACTTTGCTAGGTTTAAAGACATGGGTTTCTACTAATAATTGACTCATATTGTTTTTTTTATTATTTAACTCCTGTACTGACCTTTTTTTAAATCTTTTACATTTAACTTCTTGATATCTTTACCTAAAGAAGTTATTTTTGTAACATTTGATGTACCCCCTTTGACGCTGTTTTTGAACTCAAAACTCAAAGGTTTTCCAACTACTACTTCCTTTTGCCTGAATGTAATTCTTTCACCTTTATCACCTTTAGCAAAAAGTGGAGATTGCATAACAAGTTTTAAGGTATCTTGATCTGCAAATTCAATAGTAAAGGGTTGGAGTGATTGTAGTTTAGTACTTCCACCCATACCAAATAATTCATTAACAGCATCCACTTCGTCTACCATTTCTTTCTTGGTGTAAGATTTACCACACATCTTCTCATACATTCTTTCCATGCCCGCTTTTTTCTTTTCTAAAAGTTTTACTTCGCGTTGCATTTCTTTCATTTTTTTCTTATCAACTAATTCTGCTAGGTTATCATCTTCAGTAACCATAGCAATTCTACCATTTTTACCTTCAATAATTTCTTCTAAGGCTTCAATTTGTAATTCCAAAGTAGCTACTCTACCATTTTTTTCAATTTCAGCTAATTTACTATCTGTTGTTTCTTTTTTTACTTTTTTAGCTTTTTTCTTAGGTAATTCTTTTTCTCCTAAAGGACCGCTTTCATATAAGTCTAATAATGATATCATATTTGTTATGTTTTTATTTTCTTTAATTTCTAAATAACCAGTACCTACTTCACCTTCTGGGAAGTCTTTTTTAGTTTCAGCGCCATAACCTCCACCTACACCTGGATCTTTAATCATTTTTCCTTTACCTAAAGCTGGGGCTTCTTCTGTGTAGCCTATTCCTTTAATTCCAAATTGAGCTTCTTCAACATAATATAAAGGATTCTTACTAATATTTTTAATAACTAAATCAATTAGTTCTTCTTTAGTTTTATCTGCATTAGCTACATCTGTTAACTCTGTAAAATATCCTTGACGAAATTGCTCACCAGATACATTATTAAGAGCTTTATCATCTTTATAATCATATCCTCTATTAGGAGCTTGTAAGTCAGTTACTCCTTTAGTTACTTTCTTTTCAATAGCTTTAGCTTCTTCCTCAGATATTAAATTCATATTTTTATCAAATAACTTAAACCAATCTGGTTTTTCAGTTGAGCCTGTAGCTACATGAATATTTTCTGATATAATGCTTCTTTTAATTAAAGCAGAAGATGCTTCTCCAAACCCAGCAGCATTACGTACTAAATTAGGGTACTTAGCTTTAACTTCTTTAAGGAAAATTTCTTTACTACCTTTTCCTTTTTTAATTTGGTTGTATTGTTCTTGTAATGTTTTCATTTATTCTCCTTTTAATAAGTCTTTTATGTCTTTTATATAGTCTAAAACTAAATCTGTTGGTTTAATTACATTAAATGAACTAGGATTTTGTGTGTAATAATCACTAGTTTCATTTTTAGCATTGCTTAACATCTTATAAATATCATTCATTTCTTGCTCAATCACATCAAACGATGATATTCTTTCTTGTTGAAATGATTTTACATCACTATCTTCAAATAATTGTTTAACTTCTAAACCTGATCCTTTAATTTTTTTTGGTACTAATTTGTAACCAAATTGCTTTACATAAGTATTATCTTTAACCCCATCTTCACTTGCTTTAGGGCCTGGACCTAATGATGCTCCTATTCCTTCTTGTAATGATTTTTTCTTTTTCTTTTTTGGTTTTTTAAAGGCATAAGGGGTTGCATATTGCATCCCAGTACCTGCTGTAAATGAAGCAGCACCTGCTCCTCCACCTGTTGTAGACATTTCATCTAAATCGGCTTCACTAACACCTACAGCTTTTCTATATTCTTCTGGGTAATTGTTACGAACATGAGTTCGAATTTTATTTCTTAATAATTTAGTATCATCATAGATGTTTCTAAATTTAGGATCATTTTTAACTTTAACAGCAACTTCTTTTGCTGTTTTAGTTAACCCATTAACATCTTTTACTAATTCTCCTACATTTGGGATATAATCAACATCCCAAGTTATACCACCGGTTTGGGGGTCTATATCTGTTACTGTAGATTTTACTCCACCAGCTATATCCACATCACCAACTTTTACTTCTTTTAATTTATATTTGTACCCCATTTGATTTTTTTAATTCTTCTAATAATGAATGGTATTGCAACAAATCAACTAAATGCTTACTATTAATAACTGTTCTTTTATTTAATTCTTTAATTAATGAATTTACTTCATTTAATTTAATTTTAATTACTTCACTTGAAACAACTTTTAATTGTTTAGTAATTTCTTCTTTGATAAAACTAACTTCTTTATTATAAAATTGTTTTAATGACGGGGTGTTATCTACGGACTCAATAAATTCTTTAAGAACATATTTTTGTCTTTTATTTAATGAAGAATATTTATCATTAAAATTTTCTAACATAATATGATATGTTAAAGTACGAATATCTTTATCCTGTGATTTAAATTCTTCAATTACATCTTCTTTTACATTGTCTCTATCTACGGATTTTGATGTTAAGTATTCTAACAATGTTACTTTATTATCGACTATTTGATTAGGGTCTATTAATTTTTTAGTATTGTAAGTTTCAATTAAGGTGTAAAAAGAAGCTTGGGCCTTATAATCATTAAGTTTGGTTTTAAATAAACCTTCTACATTATAGTGCTCTTTTAATGATTTTATTAAACTATATTTTTCTTTTCTAATTGCAGTTCTGTTTAATTTTTTAGATTGCTCTAAAACTGTATCTAACACAGCCGTTGCTTTAAGAGAATTTAACCCTTTTGAATTAAATAGGGTTTCATATAATTTATACTCTTTCCCTAATTCAGTATTGACGAAGTGAGATTTAAGAATATTAATAGCTGGGGAGTCCTTACCTGATAGGGTTTCTGAAGTAATTTTTCTTACTACTACTTCGAATAAAATACCAGTATTTTTAAATTTTGAGTGTTTTATATACATCAATACTTATTTTTTTATAAATATACTAAAATTATTGTTCCTTGATATTTGATTCATCAAGAAGTGAATTTTTTTCGCTATCTTGCTCAAATACTAACCGTTTTTCAGTAGGAATTGATTTTAACATAGATTGGTGTTTAGAAATATGAATATTATTTTCTAAAGCTAAACCGGATTTTGATGTATTGTTGTAATCATTTTTCATCCCATCTCTTCCTAATCTATCTTTTCCAAAATTATCATCTTGAGTATTTCTATTAGATGCTTTTTCTTTTGGTCTACCTAAAACTGTTTTATCATCTTTAGCATATTCTTCAGGTTTTGGTACTCCACCTGGATCTGAATACATTCTACCCTTACCATATAATGAAGCTAAATCATGAGGTGTACCATATGATTGGCCGGTTTCAACTGGATCATTACCTTCTGCTACAATTTGGTCAATTCTAAATTTACGCTTAGCATCTTCTCTAATTAAATCTCTATAATCCTCATATTGATCTTCACTTAAGTGGAATAAATGATCATAAATGTAATCAGTTGGGAATAAATTAGTTTCAGTCATTTGGGCTGCTAAATCCATTTTTTCCTTCATTAATGCTACTCTTTCTTGATCATAAATTATTGAAGGGGTAGTTAAATCTAAGGTAAAATTAGCTAATTGTTCATCTTTATAACCTTGAGTATATAAATGAACTAGTGCTATTTTGTATAATTCTGATATTATAATTCTTTGAATTCTTTCAATTGTACGAGCAAATCTAATATCTTGGGCAGCTAATGTAGCTTTACCATCTGTGTTCTCATCATAACCCATAAATGCTTTAGGTACTTTAAGAGCTGCAAACAATTTATCTCTTAAATACTCAACATCTTGAATGCCATCCCATTGTAAACCATTTGCACTTTCAATTTTAGTACTCGCATCATTACCTCTTAATGGAATATAAAAATCTTCCAATAAGTTTTGCATATTATAATTTAAGTTATACTCACCAGTTTTTTCATCTACATGAGGAGTACGCTTAAGTTTACTTAAGGTTTTTTCCATAAACGCATCTACTTCATTTGGAGGGATAGATCCAACATTCATGTAGAAAATACGTTTTTCTGGGGCGCGGACAATTCTATGAATTAACATAGCATCTTCCATTAAAATATATTGTTTAAATAATTTACGAGCTGGTTCAATATAACTTCTACCATATGGTAAAAAATTCATATCTGTTAGTAAACGGAAATGAGCCATTTCATAATTATCAAATATAATAGCATTTGGTTGGTTTTCTTGATTTGGAACATTATAATACCCATAATCTGAAGCTGCAATACCAGCAGGGTCAAATCTAAACTTAACATCCATAGCATTTTCAGTATTGCCTAAATCTCCTCCTTCTATTCTTTCAATGTGAAATGCTGTATAAGGGATTACATTATATACTCCATACTTTTCTGCTATTTCTAATTTTAAGAAAAAATCACCATATTTGGCTAGGTTTCTAACCCAGGGCCAAAGATTAAATTCAATGTTTAAAACATCATAAAATAAGTTATATAATATTTTTTGAATATCTTCATCTGAAGATTTAATTGTTAATACTTCCCCATACTCATTTTTAAGAGTAGATTCATCAGCTATGATATCTAAAGCAGATGCTATAATTGCATCTGTATCCATTGAATCATATTCAGCATAAAGTTGTGGTCTTAGATATTGGTAATTATATCCAGCTTGTTGACCCCATAGTGAGGTTGATGAGTTAGAATATATTCTATTAAATCTATCTACTAAAGAATTTGTTTCTATTTCCCCTGATTGTTGCATTTTATTAACATCAAAGACTTTAAGTTGATTACCCCCAGCATTACGTATAATTACGTCTGTGGAAAATAATCTTCTTAATCTTGAAAATAAACCTGTATCTGCCATGTTATTATTTTATTATAAATATATTATAAAAGCCATTTAATGCTTTCGTTTTTACCTCCTACATCCATACCATAAGGATTACTAACACCCTTATTACCTGAAAAACCACCACTATATGATGATTTATTTGATTTTATATTCCCCAATGCTGCCCTAGCCATGTCTAAACTTTGTTGTTGGAACTTCAATGATGTATCTCGTAAAAACATACCAATTCCAAATGACATAACCAAGTCATCATTATAACCACTTTGAGCTTCTGGTCTTCCATTTCTCCAAATGAACACCTTCATTTCTTCTATTAAACGTTTTGAGCGAATTGTTACAGACTTATCACCAACAAATTCTCTAAATTTATTAATACAAAGAGGCCTTGTTCTCATGGACATTGTAAACCCAGGAACCATTTCTGAGTTGCCTTCATATACTCTTAAATATGATTCTGCTGTACGTTGGTCTGATTTTGGAGATTGGTATAAATTTCTATATCCTCTTTCTTGTATTGCATCTAGTGTTGCCCATCCAATATTAGCATTTTCAACTACTAACATTGCATTATTGTATTCTGTAGCTAATCCTGTAAGGAAGAATCCAAATTCTTTTGGGGGCATTTGTCCTTTATATTCAGCTACTTGAGTATTAGTTGCTATATCCATTACATGACATGCAGAAAAATCTTTACCATCTCCTCTAGCAACATCTGCTACTACCATATATTCTCTTGAATAATCTGCATTTTCCCAAACCCATAAATTTTGATCAACACCCCTACGTTCTACTGGATCCTGGATAGTAGTTTCTTGTAAAAAATCAATCCATTCAGAATGAAATACTATATCACCAGATGTACTAAAGTCACAATCACATTCTTGGGCTGCTAATCTAGGATCACCTAATAATGAATCTTGTGAGTCTCTCCATTCTTGGTTTCTTTCAGGATGAACCCACCATGGTAATTTAATAGGTAAAAATTGATTTTCATTTGCCTCAGCATTAACCCAAGTTTTGTGGAACCAATTTCCGGTACCATAAGGTGTAGATAATACAATAGCACCACCACCAGTTGCTAATGTTTGTTGAGCTGAGGCCCAAATTTCTCCAATATTATCAATAAAAGCTGCCTCATCAATTAATAATAAAGATACGGCTTCGGATCTACCAGCATCACTTGAAGCTGAGGTTGCTTTAATTATAGATCCATTTTTTAGTCTAAGTGATAGTTTATTATTTTCATCTGCTTTTATGGATAACCACGATGGTAAATTGTCATACATGAATTTTACCTTAGTAACCATGTTACGTGCTGTCTCTTGTTTAGTCGCGATACACAACACATTTTTATCCTTATGAAACAACATTAACCACAGAGAATAACCCGCAGATAAAGTTGATATCCCTAATTGTCTTGATTTTAATATAATTGAATAAGGATTGTCTCTAACTAAATGTAAAGCTTTTTCTTGAAATGGGTATAGA